TATTCGTAAAGTGACGGAAATGACCCAAGACCTTGAAGATATTGAAGACTTTGACGGCTTCGGAGCGCCAACTGAGCTGGAGATGTGGAAGCACCAGGTAGTGCTCATGACGAATGAGGCCGAATACCTGACCCGAGAGCTGAGCAAGGCGCGCAGAAACATCGCCAAGCTTGTGGCAATGAACGAGGGGCTGACAAAGGACCTACACAACCTGCAGCTGCAATCTTCGGGACAAGTGATCCCAACGAGCTGCGTAATCAGTGGCGAGTTGCCGCCGGACCTCCAAGCACAGCCTGCTGATACTCACTGACAGCCTGCATGAGCGATTCGGCCTCAAGCCGCAGGCGCTCGACCTCTTCTGCGGCAGTTAGCGAATCTCGCGCTTCGTGATAGCGGCGCATAGCATCCATCGCCTGCTGCATCAGCGGCTCACCAGTTTTGATTTTGTCATCCAAGGTCATGAGGTATTCCATGAATAGGGCTGAAGCATTATAAGCCGATACCGAAGGTTGAACTTCGTAGCCGTTCTGCTTTGCTTAAGGTTTCACTCCACCTCAGGAAGAAAGCTATGGCAGATGATCTCAAAAATTCTGGCGGCTCAGATCGCAGAAAAATCAACGTAAACCAGGATCATGAAGTCCAGTACTGGACAAAAGCTCTGGGCGTTACACCTGAGCAACTGAAAGCGGCGGTGAAAGCTGTCGGCGTTGAAGCGGAAGATGTTCGCAAGCACCTGAAAAAGTAAGCAGTAGACGGAGCTACTGCTCCGTCACCTTTCGCACGTATCCCTGACATGCCTGCAATGCTCTCAGTCCCTCGTCACCATCTCCGGTGATGGCGACAATTCGTTGAGCATGCGCTGGGTCAAGTTCGGCTCGCGAGCCTCCATGAACCACGCTGCAGGCGCGGGTGGTGGCTGGCATCCCACCGCCACTACCCTGGGCGGTGCCGGCGAGTAGGACTGACAGCCGCAAATCAGCAGTAGCCAGCCGATCACGCAGGCGATTCTGGGCTTTTTGTGCATCGCGTAATTCCTTGTGCTTGGTTTGTTCATCCGCCTGCAGGCGGTCCTCCAGGGCCCGGCGGCGTTCCTGATCCTGCTGCAACTGATCGAGCACAGCGACCACCGCCGCCTCGCGCTCGGTACCATAAGCCTCGGCCTGCTTGGCCAGCCGCTCGCCGTAGACATTGTCTTGCCAAAGCCAGGCGACACGGCCGCCCATGGCGAGCCCCAACAGCAGCGCAAGCGCCGCAAGGCGCCAGTTCATGGCCGTCACTGCAAAACCTCAAGAGCGCGCTTGTAGAGCGCCCTGCGCTCATCAGCGCCGTGCGGAACCCGGCCGGGTTGCCCGGTGTTGATGATGCTGCCGATATCCTGAATGCTGCCGGCGTCAGCCAGCTTGTTCAGGCCGCGCTGCGACCACCACCAGGCCGCCGACTGCGCGGCCACCTCTGGCTGCTCGAGCAGTTCGGGCTTGTCGACCAGCGGCTGGCCCAGGACGGCTGCAGCGGCGCGATAGTTCGAAAGGCCCGTGAGCTGGATCAGCCCGCGCCCCCGGTACCGCCACCCATCTCCCTCGGCCTTGTTGCCCAGGTTCGTCGCGCCCCAGGCACCGCCGTAGATGCTGTTTGCAATCGCCGGCTGATTGGCCGGGCGCCCATCGATACGGCCGAAGGCACGGGCCGACGCTTCGCTGATGCGGCTCCGACTGAACAGCGTAAGAAGCGCATCGGGCTTGTAGTTCAGGCTTTCAGCCAAGACACGCAAATGCCCCGACTCATGCCCTACCTGGGCGATGAACGCGGCCGCGCGCAGGCGGTTGTCGATGCCGAAACGAGCCATTGCGCGGTTCAGCGCAGGCACAAAAATGCCCGCGACTGGGCGGGCATTGGGGAGGATCTGCAGCAACTGCTGCTCGGTCAGTGGTGACATGCTTTGCTCCATGTTGAAAGGCCCGGCCAGTGCCGGGGCTGGTGGAAGGTCACAGCTCTACGACCTTCACGGGTTGCTTGGTTTTCTTCGTTGTTTTGCCCTTGGCCTTGGCCTTGCCCTTCTTGCCGCCGTTGCATTCGACGGATGTTGTCCAGCCGGCCTGGGTGAATGTCTGCTCGACCGACTCCACCAGGTACTCACCATCGAGCCCCGTCTTGAAGCCCTGGGCGTTGATCGTGAATTCTGCAATCAGGTCAGTACGCCCGGCCATGTCAAGGCGAACGCCGGCGGTGCTGCGGTTGAACGCCGTCAGGCGTGCCTTGGCGGCCTGCTGGGCGGCCGTCTTGTTGGGATAGATATGCCGGTCGGTATGCACGGGCGGCAGCCCGGCTGGTGCGTCGTCGTTGCCCAGCTCGACCACCTGCAGTTTTCCGGTCTTCTTGTCCTGATGCTTGGTCTGCACCGCCTTCTGCGTGCTCTTGTCGCCCAGGCGAAACTGAAAGCGGCTCACGTCAGCGCGACTGATCGTGACCACGCCCAGGGCCTTGCCGCTCGCGCTCTGGCCCGCCTGTCGCGGCAGCACCAGCAGCTTGCCGTCGCCCACCTTGGCGGTGCAGTCGTACTGCTTGGCCAGGCGCGTGATGAAGTTGAAGTCGGATTCGTTGAGTTGATCGACGCGCGGCACTTTCGTCGTCACCGGGCACACCGGTTGCCAGCCATTGCGCGCGGCAATGTCGCGCACGATCTGCTGCAGCGGGACGTTCTCCCAGCTGCCGCTGCGCGTGGTCTTGCCGGTGCCGCGCATGTCGCTGGCCTTGCCGCGAATCTCAATAGAATCGGGCGGGCCAGTGAACACCACTTCATCGACTGTATAGCGCCCCAGGCGGGCAAGCGCCTGGCCGGCATACCCCATGTACACCTCAATATGCGCGCCGCGACTGGGCAGCGCCACAGCGCCGTCACGGTCATCGATACGCAGTTCGAATTCGTCCGACTCCATGCCCGGCTTGTCGGTCGTGCGCAGCGTGGTCAGACGATCATTGATCAGCGCGGTAATGTCTTTGCCGTCCGCGACGATGCGAAACATCGGTTGCATGGCTGAACCTCCAGAAAAGAAAAACCCCGCGCTCGGCGGGGTGTGGTTCGTTACGCGTAACGCGGCTGGGTCAATCCCACAGTTGCACCACCGCCTCAGCCGGCGCCGGCAGGTCGGGCAACCGGATCAGCACGCCCGCGCGGAACGGCTGGGGCTCGTCGGCCAGGCCCTGATTGACGTCCAGCACGGCTTCGACGCTGCCGTTCAAATGCCCGTAGTAGTGCTGACAGAGGGTGTCGAGCAGATCCCCGTCAGACGTTCTGCAGGTCGTTGCCATAGCTCACAAACTCCAGTGAAAAGCCCTGCTTGCGCGGGATGCCGCCGGCCAGCAGGTTGCTCTGGTCTTCCTCGATACTGGTCAGGCACCAGGTGCCCAGCACCTCGCCATAGCCGGTGGTCAGGTTGAGCGGCTGCAACTGCCGGCCGATGCTGCGCAGGGCCTGCAGTTGGCCGAGCCCGCCACGGAATGTCGGGAAGATCGCGCCCTTGAGCGTGATCTTGTCGTCGCCCTGGCCGACCGCCTGCTGCGCAATGCTGCGAGTGAGGCGCTCCTGGCCAGCCCAGCGAAACCCGGTCTGCCGGCGCAGCTCGTCGAACGCGGCGGTGTCTAGGTTGAAGTAGTACGGCTGCGCCTCCGGCCGCAGGGGCTGGATGATCAGCAGGTGTGGGAACGGCTTCACCGCCTCGGGCTCTGGCGTCGCATCAGGGGCCAGGGCGCCCGTGGGCAGGATATTGCCCAGCGACGGGCTTACCTTGCCGGCAACGCGGTTGATCGCCGCACTGGCCTTGCTCGCCTGCTCCTTGAGCGTACCGAGGCGTTCCTGCACCTGAGCGGCGGCGCTGACCGCCTGGCTGTACACCGCTGCCACCTGCCCAACCTTGGCCTGCGCCGCTGTGATTCCGCGCATCGTGCGCTGCAGCTTCGCGCCCAGGGCGGGCCCGACAAAGGGGATGCCTTCCAGCTCCGACGCGGCACCGCTGATATCGCTGATCGCGCCGTTGAGCGGCCCCAGCATATCGTCGGCGCTGCGGCGTCCTGCCTCCCCAGCGGCCACCAGCGACCGCATACCCGATTGCAGTTGATCCATATAGGCCATAGGCCCTCCTAAGCGTCTGGTGCATCGTAGAGCTGACGAGCGGCGGCCTGCCTGCTCATTTCCTCGAACTGCCGGCGCAGGTGCGGCTCCAGTTCGCGGGCCAGTTGAGCTGGATCTTTCACGTCGCCCTGCACGCTCACAGGCATGTGCGGCGCGAAAGTGAACGACTGTTCAACCTTCGGCGGCGCGGGCTTGGGCGGATCGGGCGGCTTTATCGCTGCTGCGGCCGCCGGCGCTGCAACCGCCATCGAGCGCACCACCTGCCCCATCGGCGGGCCTCCAGCGCCCTCCGGCCCCGCCAGGATGCCGGTGGGCTTTACCCCGGCGCCCGGCTGGAACGCCTGCGCCTGCGCGGCCAGCGACGGCACAGACGGCCCAGGCATCGTTGTCGGCAGCAACGGTGATGGCTTGCCTGCGGCAGCAGGCTTTTCACTCTCGCCGAACAGCGAGAGCCCCAGGGCGCCGCCGGCGGCGGTCCCTCCCATCGAACCGAGGATGCCGCCGATGATGCCGCCGACCGCCGTACCGATGCCCGGAACGATCGACCCCAGGGCAGCACCGGCTGCAGCACCGGCCAGGGTGCCCGCCATGCCGCCGGCGGCCTCACCGTAGCCCTCTGCTTTCTCATTGCGCGTTTCCGCGTTCTGATACGTGTCAGCCACTTTCATGCCGGCATCGATCACAGCGAACGCAGCCGCCCCCTTCATCACGCCGCCAAGGCCGATGCCGCCACCCTTGCCGCGTGCTCCGCCCCGCTTACCCTTCCCGCCTTTGGCGCTCTTGCGGCCAGCGTCGCCACCACCTGCCGCATCGCCGCCGGCGGCCGGTGCGTTGGTGACGAACACCCGCTGCACCAGCTTCGGGTCGCCCATCATCGAGCCCCTGGCGATGTTGGTTACCCCCTTCGCAATCTTGAACGCACTGAACGCTGCCCGAGCGGCGATCAGCGCGGCGCCAATCCCGACGATTCCAGCGACCACACCTGGCACTTTTTGCGTCAGGTCGGCGACTGCATAAGTCACCGTCGCCAGCCCGTCAGCAACCCGGTCGGTGATCGGCCGGATCGCATCGCCGAGCCGAACCATCGCCGTTTCCATTGCTGCCGTGGCGGTCCCCCACTTCGCGTTGGACGTTTCTCGCGCCTTTGCTGCGTCCTCCTCGATCTTGACCCGGCCGTCGGTCTCTTTGATCGACTTCATATCGTCTTTGATCGAGCTGCCGTACTTGATCTGTGCCAGCAAGCCGGCGCTCGCGCTCTGATCGCTGACGATGCCAGCGAGGCCCGCCGACTCCAGCAGCGAGGCCATCGCCTGGGCTTCCTCGGCGCTACCGTCGGCACTCTCCTGAATGCGTTTCTTGAGCGCCTCGACTTCCTTAGCTTTCGATGGGTCCTGACGCTTGAGCAGCACGTCACTCAGCTTGATGAACGCATCGACCGGGTTTTCTGCTTTGCCGCTCTTGACCGCTGCGGCGATAGACCCGGCCAGGTCGATCCCCTGCTTGGCAAAGCGTTCCTGGCTCGTACCGCTGATCACGGCATTGAGCAGGTTGTTCATGTTCGTCGCCGCTGCTGCAGAGTCCTGAGTCTGCTTGTACTGCGACTGCAGGCTGGCACCGAGGAAGCGCACCGCCTCGGGGCCTTCCATGCCCAGCTTCTTGATCGTGCCCAGCAGGCTGGGCATGTAGCGCGCCATATCCTTGGGACCGAACGCACCAATGTCACCAGCAGCCGCGACCTGGCCCAGCATCGCGCCCATGTCTTCTTTCTTGACCCCGGCTTCCTTGAAGGCACTGAACAGCGTGGCAATCGTGTCGGCTTCCATGCCCTGCCCGTCGACCAGGTCGGCGATCAGCGGCGCATAGTCCACCGATTCCTCCCAGTCGATCCCCTTTTCGATCAGCCCGCCA